ATGAGTTTTGAGGAGATTTTAGCCCAGGTGGCTAAGGTCAGTAAAGGCCAGGCACAGTTAGCAGCTGACTCTTACGCAGGATCGTTAGACAAACTAACCGTAGCGGGTGCAAACGTAGCCGAAACACTAGGCAAAGATTTAGTAGATGCCCTTGCAATTTTAGGCGGTGAAGGTGGACTACCTAAAACTCTTAGCCTTATAGAGTCTATGAGTGGTGCTATAGGTACTGCCATTATTTACGCTGCACGTTTTGCACGAGTATTAGACATAATTACTGGCAGCGGTGCCTTTAATATGCTGGGTGATCTTAACAAAGCCTTTGCAGAGTTTGAAGCGCAGGATAAAGCAAGAGCTGCTAGTAAGTCTGCAGGGGCAGGTGGCTTTAGTTCATACAATGCTAAAAAGGCAGCCGATGCGTTAGCCCTTGCTAATGCTAAAAAGATTACTTTAGAGACTAAGAAAACAGCAGCGGCGCTATTAGCTGCAGCCAATGCTAAAAAATTATCTTTAGCTATAGACAAGGCTAACCTAGCTTTAAGTAAGGGCGCAGATGTTTTTGATTTAGACAAAATCCAACTAAACGCCGCTTTAATTGGTCAGGCTGAGGCGCTAGGCAAAGCTACTACTGGCTCACAAATATTAGCTATAGCCAACGATGTGCAGCGCCTCAAAGTTAAGCAAGATATAAACGCCCTAGAGGATGCCATAGCCTCAAAGGATGAGGCAGCCATATTAAAAGCAACGGCTAAGCTAAACGAGGACTTAAAAATACTAGGCGCTTTGCAGCGCCAAGATGCCAAACTGTTAGACATAAACAAAGTTTTGGCAGGTATGAAGTCAACCGATTTAATTAACCTGGCTAATTTACAAGCTGCGCTAGACTTACTAGCTAAGTTTAAGTTCCCTACCTTGACGATGCCTAGTGTTGTTATGCCAGGTGGCCCAGCATTACCAGGCCCAGGCGTAGGTGGCCGCGGTAAAGATGCTGGCCGTGGATCAACTTTTGGCCCTAGTCCTTTAGATGATTTTCTTGATGCAGTAGAAGCAGAAACCGAGCGCGGCGGGCGCAGAGGCGGCGGGATAGGTGATACCAATTATGTAGCTTTACCACCTGGTTTTAATAGCGTTGATGAATATCTTAAAGAAAGTAGAGGCAACAGAGGCGCGAGCGATGCTGGCACGGTCATAGTTAATGTAAATGCAGGTGCCGTAGGTGATGAAAACATAATTGTAGATGCCGTGCAAAATGCTCTTAATGAGATAGCACGCCGAGGCTATACAACTACCTACGCAGGGGCCATAGCAGTATGACAGTACCTACAGTACACGCTGTTATTAACTTTAGTACTGGCCCTAGCTTTGCTCAGGCTATGATTTTAGATACTGGCATATTAGGTACTAACGTATTAGCAGACAGCGCCAGCGTTATCGTGGACGTATCCAACGTAGTGGATAGCATCCAAACTATTAGAGGCCGTAACGCCCAGGCTGACCAATTCCAAACAGGCACCTTATCGCTGCGTATCGTTGACCAAAACGGTGACTTTAACCCTCAAAACCCTAGCGGGCCGTATTACAATTTACTAACCCCTATGCGTAAAGTACAGATTACGGCTACATACGGTGCAACTACTTACCCTATCTTTTCGGGCTTTATTACTAGCTATACAACCACTACGCCTAAAAACGCTAATGATGTGGTTTATACAACTATCCAAGCTGTAGATGCTTTTAGACTGGCACAAAATGCACAGATCGCTACCGTAGCGGGCACCTCAGCGGGTCAGCTTAGCGGTGCAAGGATTAACGCCTTGCTAGATGCTATTGACTGGCCAGCCTCTATGCGTGACGTGGATGCAGGGCTAACCACAATGCAGGCAGACCCAGGCACAGCCCGCACAAGCCTTGCAGCTATGCAGACGGTAGAGATTAGCGAGTACGGGGCCTTGTACGTAGATGCCGCTGGTTCGTTTGTCTTTCAAGATCGTAACGTGACGGCAGGCAGTACAGGGGCTACGCCTACAGTATTTAACGATAACGGCTCAGATATTAGCTACTTTAATGCGGTGTGGCGCCTTGACGATACCCTAGTTTACAACTCAGCCAGCGTTACCCGTACAGGTGGCACAACTCAAACGGCCATAAACCAGGCCAGCATAGATAAGTATTTTGTGCATAGCTATAACCAGCAAAACCTGCTAATGCAGACCGATGCCGTGGCCCTGGATTATGCACAGGCATACGTGGCATCTAGAGCTGAGACTAGTATCCGATGCGATGCTATTCAGCTAGACCTTTATACCGATAACTACAACTTAGGTATTATTGCAGCGCTAGACCTGGACTACTTTGACCCTGTAACTATTACAACTAACCAACCTGGCGGATCAACGCTAACTAAGACTTTGCAGGTGTTTGGCGTAGCTCAAAGCATTACGCCTAACAGCTGGAAAACAACACTTACCACTTTAGAGCCAATTATTGACGGCTTTATATTAGACTCATCCATATACGGTTTGCTTGACAGCGGCGTATTAAGTTATTAAGGAGCAATAAAATGGCAGCTGGATTAGGTTTTAAGACCTTTACTACTGGCGAGGTACTTACGGCAGCTGACACTAACGGCTACCTAATGCAAGGCGTGTTGGTGTTTGCATCCTCTGCCGCACGATCTGCAGCTGTAACCTCACCACAAGAGGGCCAGTACTCGTACCTCAAAGACACAAACGCTACTGAGTACTATGACGGTAGCGCCTGGGTGGCAGCGCCCGTAGGTGATATAACAGCTGTAAACACAGCCGTAACTTCAGGCCTGACGGGCGGGGCAGCAAGCGGCGCGGTTGACTTATCTCTATTACTTAACTTTAATGCTCAAACAGGTACTACTTACACCCTTGTATCTACTGACCTTAACAAGCTAGTGACTACATCTAACGCCTCAGCTGTAACCGTTACCGTGCCGCCAAGCGTATTTAGTGCAGGCCAACAGATCAACGTGCAGAGCATAGGCGTAGGCCTTACATCTTTTGCGCAAGGTGCAGGAGTCACGATCACTTCAACAGGAGCAACAGCCACAGCTCCAATTCTAAGAGCGCGTTACTCAGCTGCCACAATTATCTGCACAGCCAGCAATACTTTTACGATTATTGGTGATTTAACCTAATGAGTCCAATTCTAGGCATTATTGCCAGTAGCAATTTTCAGAGAGTTACTAGCTCTTACGCCTCTATTGCTACAACTACTGTAGGAAGCGGTGGCACGGCTACGATTACCTTTAGCAGTATCCCTGCTACTTATACGCACTTACAAATCAGGGCTATCGCTAGAGAAAAAGCAGGTAGCGGTTCTTTGTATAACGAATTATTTGCCACTTTTAATTCAGATACTGGTAGCAATTATGCAGGGCATTTTTTAAGAGGTAGTGGTTCAGCAGCAGCCGCAGGTGGCGGGGCAAGTCAGACAGCAATGAGTTTTGGCGGTATTGAACAAGGTGATAATACTGCTAGTACTTTTGGTGCAAATGTCATAGATATTTTAGATTATGCAAATACATCAAAATACAAAACAGTTAGAAGTCTTTTTGGTTATGATGCAAATGGGAGTGGTTATATAGTTTTGGCCTCTAATTTATGGCAATCTACAAGTGCGGTTACAAGTATAACTTTAACTCCTGCTAATGGTTTTGCTCAATACTCATCTTTCGCCCTATACGGAATTAAGGGAGCATAACAATGGCCGCTGGATCAACATACACTCCCATAGCAACACAGACACTAGGCTCTTCTGCTGCCTCAGTTACCTTTTCCAGCATTTCAGGGGCTTACACAGATTTAGTGTTAGTAACTAATATGGCAATAGCAACAGTCAATGGATCAATTTACATAAGATTCAATGGCGATTCTGGTAATAATTATTCTTATACAAATCTTTATGGTGATGGCTCAACTGTTGGTTCTGTTCGTGGTACGAACGCCAATAAGACTTATATCTCTTGGTATGTATCACCAAACACGGCTTTAGAAGCAGTAAGCATTACAAATATAATGAATTATAGCAACGCTACAACTTACAAATCTTTTTTAAGTAGAGGAAACAGAGCATCTGCCAGCAATTCTCCCGGCACTGAGGCCATTGTTGGTATGTGGCGAAATACCGCTGCAATTACTTCATTCGTTATAACTGCAGATAGTGGCAACATCTCTACTGGCTCAACCTTTACACTCTATGGAATCGCGGCTGCATAATGCCTAATACATATACTTTAATTGAAGCTAAGACCTTAGGCAGTAATACTGCAAGTGTTAGTTTTACTTCAATCCCTAGCACTTATACGGATTTAATGTTGCTAATATCAGCAAGAACAATCCGTGCAACTTACTCAGATGATAGTGCAGCAATAACATTTAATGGCAGTACTACATCTTATTCATCAAAGTTTATTGAAGGTAATGGCGCATCTGCTTCATCTTATTCAGGTGGTAGCACCAATGTGAGCTTATACCTACCAGCAGACGGGGCAGCAACTGCTAACACTTTTGGCAATCTGAGCATTTATATCCCTAACTATGCTGGCTCTGCTTATAAATCCTTTTCAAGTGATGTAGTAATGGAAACAAACGCAACAACGGCTTATATGACTTTGACTGCTGGCTTGTGGTCTAACACCGCCGCTATCAATCAAATTACCGTAACTGGCGTTTTTGCTAATCTTAAAACTAACTCAACCTTTTACCTCTACGGCATCAAGAACTCATAAGGAGAAATATGACTACAGCAATCGAAATCAACTGCACAACAGGCGAGGTAGTAGAGCGTGAGCTAACTGCTGCTGAGTTGGCACAGCGTGAAGCCGATGCTAAGGCTTATGCGGATCAGAAGGCAGCCGATGACAAAGCCGCAGCTGACAAAGCGGCAGCGCGCCAGGCCGTGTATGCAAAGCTCGGCCTAACTGCCGATGAGATAGCAGCCCTTGCAGACTAGTTACAACGGGTGGCCTGCATCTAAAAACCAGGCTGAGATAGGCGTTAAGCCTTTTAAGGTAGAGGGCACAAACCTCAAAATCCGCTGCGCTGAAAAAGTAGCGCCGTTGCTTATTAACTTTGCAAAAGAGTTTAACGAGCTAATAGAGCCAATAGAAGGCGGCACGTTTGACGATTGGGGCTATGCCTACAGAGACGTAAGAGGTGTGGTAGGCAAACTAAGTAACCACGCCAGCGGCAGCGCCATAGACCTGAACGCAACTAAACACCCTTTAGGCAAGGTAGGCACGTTTGAGGCTAGCAAAGTGCCTATGATCCGTGCCCTGGCTAAAAAGTACGGCTTAACCTGGGGCGGAGATTGGACAAGAAAAGATGAGATGCACTTTGAGATAGCACTAAGCCCTGAAAAGGTCAGGGTTTTAATTACTAAGTTAGGATTAGAAAATGCCAACTAGCGCACAGGTAAGCGTAGGCACTACAGCTACATTATTAGTAGCTGCAAACTTTATGGATCAAACCGTGTGGATACATAACTCAGGCGGTGCCCTGTATATCGGCGCTAGCAACGTGACTACAGCAAACGGCTACAAGCTAGACACCGATGATAAAATGGAGCTACCAGTAGGCGATAATGAAGGCCTTTATGGAATTGTGGCCTCAGGTACTAACACAGTATTTATACTAAAACAGGTCAACTAAGGGGCATTGAAGGAGCAATACAATGAAAGAGCAACTAAAGGCTGCGGCCTTGTCCTACCTACGTGCAGCTCTATCGTGCGTGGGTGCGCTGTATCTATCAGGCATCACAGACCCTAAAGTACTAGCTAATGCTTTTTTAGCTGGGCTTATTGGGCCAGTACTTAAAGCTATAGCACCTAATGAAAAGCAACTCGGAATAGGCGCTAAGTAGGATGTCACAAGCCCAGGCATATGTAGCTATGGCATTGGGGATTGCCACGCTTGGGGGCCTTATGGCTGGGCTTGTACGTCACCTTGTTAAGTATTACCTATCTGAGTTACGCGATGACGGCAACGGCGGGCATAACCTTAAAGGTAGGGTTGAGCGTATAGAGCTGCGTGTAGATAAAATCTATGAGCTGTTGCTAGAGGAGAGACTAGCTAAGTAGGGCGTGTCGCGTTGCCTTTTGTCAGTAGCTAGGTTCATACTTTAACTACACACGCCGAGAGGGCTACTCGGATAAGTAGCGACTCGGCCTTAACAAAGGGCGAAAGATGAACAGTTTAGATTTAATGGTAGTAGGTATGGTTTGCCTGTTTATGGGCTTATTTATTTACGCAGCTTATGAAATGGGATACAAAGTAGGACTAGGTGAAGGTTACCTACGTGGACGTAATATAGCTAAGGCGCTAAAAGAAGCTGAGGCTAAGCGATGAGTAATTTCTTAGAAGGCTACGAGGATGTCAACGCCAGGATTATCAGAGCGCGTGCCGAATATCCCACGCTACGTTTAGTGGCATATATTGAGGATATAGACATAACAAAAGGTTATATTTTGGTTAAGGCTGAGGCCTACAAAGAGTACGAAGATCATTTACCTAGCGCGGTTGATTATGCTTTTGAGATGCGTAGCGATAGAGGCGTAAATCTGCATTTTTGGGTAGAAAACGCAGTAACAAGCGCTTACGGGCGCGTTATTGGTTTGCTTACACCTGGCGGTATTGCTCGTAGTACAAAGCAAGATATGGAAAAGGTAGAGGCGCTAAGTGCTAAGGACGTGGCACTTGTTAGCGATGATCTATGGGCTACTACACCCGTGGCACAGACTATAGAGGCAGTTAAAAACGAGCTAGGCGGCATCTACCTGCAAAGCAAACCTGAGTGTGTCCACGGCGCCCGCGTATGGCGAGAAGGCGTAAGTGCCAAGACCAACAAAAAATGGGGCAATTACAGCTGCATAGAAAAGAGCAAGGCAACACAATGCGACCCAGTTTGGTATATGCAGACATCTACAGGCTGGGCGCCACAGGTATGAGCGATCAATACGAGCTAATTAACCTACAGGCTATGACGGGCAAACTATTTATAGACGGTGAGTTAGCAGCTGAGTACAAGGTTGAGCAGTGCGATAAATGCGCTATGGTCACGCAGCTAGATAAGTTTGGCTATCAAAAAAACAGCTTTGAAAACATTATATGGTTTTGCAAGGGCTGCCGATGATAGACACAGAGCAAGAGCTATTTAATTACATTAAAGGCCGTTACTTAGAGGATCTAACTAAGTCATCTGACCAGTATGAATACCACGATGCCACTAGCACCCTATACAGGCTACACATAGAGCTCAAGTGCAGGCACACGCATTACGAT